GTTTGTAGACTTTGCAACTGGCGGAGACAAAGAACTTCAAGACTGGATTCAGCGTGCGGTTGGCTACACGCTCACCGGACTCAACAACCAGGACCTTATGTTCCTTGTATACGGCCCACCTGGTTCAGGTAAGAACACTTTTGTTGAAGCACTTGTTAAAGCTCTTGGTACCCAGCAGTATGCTTGGCCTCTTGATTCAAGCATTCTTGCTGACAACGGAGGGCAAACGTCCTCTACTGACCTCTATCACTGGGCAGAACTCCGCGGTCGCCGTATGGTCTGGGTTGACGAGTTGCCCGAATCGGAGCGTATCAAGGAGAACGCAGTCAAGAAGTTGACTGGTTCATCTGAAATCTCGGCACGTTCTCCTGGTGAAAAGCCGTTTACGTTCAAGGCCCAGGCTAAGTTGTGGATTACCACAAACCACCGACCGATGATTACCGATGATGCTATGTGGCGTCGTATCCGTCCCATCCCGTGGTCGCACGTTCCAGAGTCTCCTGATCCAGATCTTAAAGCGTATCTTTTTGATGCTGAGGGTGGGCTCCCCGCTGTCCTTGCATGGGCAGTTGAGGGTGCTATTAAATACCTCGGCTCTTCTGCTCGTGACCCTCTTGGTTGGTGTACTGCAGTTCAAGAAGCCGCGGATATTTACCGTAAGAACGAAGACCGTATTGGTATGTTCTTGAATGAGGAGATGCGTGAGTCAGAAGGTTCAGAGATTGCAGTCAAGCAGGTCTATACTATCTATCGAATTTGGAGTGAAGAGCGCGGTGAGCGGGCTATGACTCAAATTTCTCTGCAGCGTAAACTTACAGACAGAGGTATGAATATCGAAGGGCAAGGCTCTCGAGCTAAAATTAAGAACTGGGTCCTTAACCCTCGAATTGTTTCTAACACAAATATTGACTGGGGTATTGCCGATCGAATGGCTCAATAAAAATTTTTTAATTTTAGTATGGTTTCTCTAAATTTACACTCAAGTTGTTGTACAATTAAAGAGTGCTCTTGGGAGAGAGGCACAGAGAGGTCTGGCGATTCTCTTTTTCGTCAGACCTCTTCATAATAAGGAGTATTAGTGCACATCAGAATTGCAACGCCGATGTACGGCGGAAACTGTAAAGGCATCTACGTTGACTCAATTATGGGTCTTACTTTTGAACTTGCTAAAAAAGGACACCAAGTCTCTTTTTCTAAAATCTACAATGAAAGTTTGATTACACGAGCACGTAATAATCTTGCCCACGAATTTATTAAAAGTTCGGCGGATGCATTACTTTTTGTTGATGCAGATGAAGGTTTTAATCCCCACGACGTAATTAAAATGATTGAATCAGAAAAAGAGCTTATTGGTGGGATTTACCCGATGAAGAACATTAACTGGGATAACATTAGAAAAGCTGTCCACGCCGGGAAGCAAAACCTTGCCGATTTTTCTGGCTTCTTTGCACTAAATATGCTTCCTGGTGTTTCAACATTTAGACTTGACCACCCCGTTGAAGTTACTGAGGTTGCTACTGGTCTTATGTTTATTAAGCGTGAAGTTTTTGAAAAGATGGAGCCCCACTGCCCTAAGTATGCTTTGAATGGTCCTGATGCTTCTTTTGATTTTGACAACATGGTTACAGAATATTTTGCCACGTCGATTACGGAAGAAGGAATACTTCTCTCTGAGGATTACCACTTCTGTCGGCTATACCGAAAGATTGGTGGGTCGGTCTATGCCGCTCCTTGGGTTACGGTAGATCACGCTGGTGAATACATCTTCAGTGGGCGTTTTGCTCAAGATGTTATGTTAAATGGTGAAGTCAACAAGGGAGTTTCAAAAGCTATCCCAGTAGATTCTTTACCGTCGTTGGATACCACTTCCGACCATTCTGAGTCGGAACCTGATCTCGATTCAACCCGTCAGCGATCTTCTGGTAAGAAATCCCCAAAGCCCTCTCAGAAGTAACTCTTTGTTTGACTTCTTCAGGAGTCTTATTCATTGGCCCCATGTCTACACCCCAGACAACACCACGCTTGCGTCGATCTTCGTGGACGTCTTTCTGACGAGCAGCAATAATCCCTCTTTCCATCTCGGCAAGTGCTGACATGATTGTCACAACGAATCGACCTTGATATGTCGAGGTGTCAAGGTTTAAATCAAGCATTACAAGACGCCATCCATTTTTATTGGCTCGATCCACGACGCTTAAAAAGTCTTGAGTAGATCGAGCTAGTCGATCAATACGAGTTACAAAAAGTGCTTTGGCTTCTCCAGAATCTAGACGTTTTAGGGCGTCAGTTAATGCTGGACGTCCACTGATGTTCTTACCAGATCGTCCTTCTTCTCTAACCAACTCTACATTTGTATACCCAGCGAGTTCGGCAGCACTCTGTAAATTACGTTCTTGAACATCAAGAGAGACGCCATCATTTACCTGAAGCTGCGTTGACACACGAGCGTAGAGTAAAGCTAAATCTTCCATAAGTGTCTGTTTTCTTTCATAAGTGTCACAACAATATCTTCAAGAAAATCAACAGTATCTACGTTATTAATTTGAATGTTAAATTTGTAGTCTTGTAACGCATGCTCGGACTCGTGTTCGTTTGCTCCAAAATTATCTGGCCGATTTACTCTCCACACAGACCCTCCTGCAGACTTGATTGCGTCTGCTTCGTTAGGATATCTGACGTCTGAAAAGACAACACGGCTTCCGTCTGGAATAGAGTCCAATGCCATGTTTACCCAGATGTTTTCATCAATTAATTCTCTACCAACCTCTGTGCCAAATTTTTGTAAGAGCTCTCTAACTCCCGTATCTTCTTTCTTTAAAAAGTCCCAGCCGAAAGACTTGACTGCCTGAACAAGTTTCATGGGCATCCCGGAAACTTCAATTCTAGGATTTAATGCAAGTAGTGCCTCACGAATAGAATCTGCAAAAGCCACTTTTTTGTATCCAAAATCTTCTGTAAGAGTCTTTGCAACTGTGTCTTTTCCAGACTGAGCGTAGCCCGCTAAGCCGATGCAAGTAATTCTTGGTGCAAGTTTTCCGTCTCTAATAATAAACAAAGGCATCTTAAGCTGTTTTGCAATGTGTACTTCTAAACGTGCACCTTTTGAATCCTGCCAGCCCGGGAGCAAAACTACTCCAACACATTCAAGTAAATATTTAAGATCTCTTTTAACGTAGAACTCCCACTTTTCCACGGGGTTGTCTGAGGTACCGACAGTAGCCAGGGCTTCTTCAACAGTATTGCCATCGTGCCGTGCTGGGTTCTCCACCGCGTATCCAAGACTTTCTAACTGCTTTTCAGCATCGAAGAATGCGGGAAAGTTCCAATCTTCCATGCCCGTCATAGGACCAGCAATGTAAAGCTTCATTTGTCTCCAGTTGTATAATAGAATGTATCATTTTGTACAGCATTTTAGAGAAAAACGCCGTATAAACTTAAAGTTAAGTCTATACACAGGATACCACACAGCCCAGTAAACACGCGGTATAATTGTAGTAATGATAACTCCACAGAATCCATATCGATGCCCTGGATGCGGAAAAACTTATGTAGTTCCGTCGTTAGCTAAAGCTTGTGAATTAAAGCACTAACTCTTCAGGTTCTTCTGGCGGATTCTCCATAAAAGACGTTCCGTCCCACCAATCACCGATTCTAGCTGGGCCAGTCAGTTCTGTGACCTCTACTACGCTGTTAATTAAAGAGCGTGCTTGTTCCAAACTGTCGGCAATAATAATGTTTGCCACTCGTCCCTGTGAGACGTTGACTACTGCATATACGTTCATTTAACTCTCTTTTCTTTACCAATAAATAAGGACACAGCCGTCTCCTCCGGCTCCGCCGAGCGAGCTTACTCCCCCGGCTCCACCTCCACCTCCACCGCCATTTCCTCCAGCTGCGCCGTTAACTCCAATAGATGATGAAGCAGAAGTACCATCAAATCCATTTCCTAGGTACCCAGCTCCTCCGCCACCACTTCCAGCGCGTCTTCCTGCGTTTGTCAAGCTTCCGCCTGTCCCGCCAGAATACCC